AGTCTCTTAATCTTACCAATATTAGTACCTGTTAAGAAGACAGATGCACCAGATCCTTCAGAAGGAATAACGACATTAACACTACCACCAGATCCAGCAAGAGTCTGTCCTAGGATACCAGGTATAGCGTCTATATCGATAGATGCAGTTGTATAACCTTTACCTGGGTCAGTTACAGCAACACCTGTAATAGTACCTGATCCAATCTCATCATCAACTTCTACAGTAACGGTTGCCTTAGCACCTTCACCATCTCCCAATATAGGGACATCATAGTAGACACCTGGAGCATACTCAGTACCTCCATCAACAACTACAACCTTCTCAATCTGTCTGAAGGATGCAATGTCACTAATGATAGGTAATTTCTGATAGAATCCACCTGGAGAAACCAGTTGAATTGTATTAATAGGACCAACTGCTCTTAGAGAGGTAGTTGAATAATATGAGTATGGTTGATCAAATTCGTCATTTCCAACCTCAGCATTCATCCTTTCTGGTTCTTTCAGAAGTGGGAATTTGAATGTTGTATCTGTTGGTACTTCTGATATCTTAAATGTACCATCAAAGGGTGTTGTGATGACATCGATAAAGCTGTTGCTGCCTACTGGTGAATTCGCCCCTGTCCTTGATGGATCGAAGTAGTAGGAAATATTCGTCACATCCCCTAATACAGAGAATTTAACGAATGGAGCTGGAGTTGTTGGAATACCTGGAGTACCAGATCTCTCAATATTGTTGAATGAGTATTCTAGTTTATACTGGTTATCCTGAGAGAAGGATAGGTAATATCCAAAGTTAGAAGTATCAGATAGATCAAATACGTACTGATGATTTCTAGTAAACTCTAAAGTTGGGTGTTTTGCATAGATGTTAACACCAGCAATAGCATTATTAGTAAATGCAGGATCTGAGTCAGCAGTTGCTCTGATAGCAAATGTAAACTCTCTTGATCCCATAATCTGATCAATAAAGAAGGATCCATTAAACTGGGCCGTAGTAAATCCCTCGGTGAAGATTATATTACCAGCATCGAAATTGTGAGCACTATTTGATGTTGCATAGACATATTCTGTTCTGACAGAAGATGATCTAATAATATCTTTCTCTAAACGAGCAGTAACACGAATTTTCTTAACTGATGCAAATCCAGATATCTCAGTACTCTTCTCATCCTCAGCAAGAGTTATATTACTAGAGTTGATAGAAACAACGTCTCCTGGAATGTATACAGATCCTGGTTGTACCTCCATGATCTGAACCATATAGTTGTTGCCATTATCATAAGGCATCAATCTAGTGTAAACACTGATTGCTTCTTCAGTAGAAATATGAGTCCAAGTTACACCACCATCACTGGCATCACCAGTATCATGAGTAGGTGCTGTAGTGCCACTGACACCGCCTCCACCGACTGCAACTTCATAGACGTTTAACTTATACCAAACTCTCTGTCCAACGACGTAGAGACGATCTGGTAACCACTCAGGCATATCTAATCCAGTCCACTGAGGTCTAGGATATGGATGCTGAGTTAGGTCAATAGTAAACTTACCAGCATCATCTAGGAATGCCCAGTTTATAACACCGTCACTCTGGACACCAGCAGTGTGTACTGGTGCAATAGTACCTGAAGTACCAGCACCTTGTGCTTGATAAATTCTCTTACCATTATAAACTGTATCTCCTTGGACATATGCAGTATTTGCTTGCCATGGATTCTCTTCTTCAATAGTATCGAAGTAAGTACCTTCAATCTGGTTAACATCTCCAGCAACAGTCCTATAACGATCTGTATTATTAAACTCACCATATATCTTACCAACTTGATACTTATTACCGTATCCAGGGTTTAATAAGGTGCCTTCTGGGACGTTTACAATGGTGCCGTATGCTTGAGTAACACCAGCATCATTAAACTGTTGTAAGATTGTACCCTTAGTTAACTTAAGATCTTGACTAAAGGTAAATTCCATTACGTTGTCTATCTTCTGATAGAGAGCATCACGCATATAGAACTTACTAATAACATCAGCACTTATTTCAAGTCTCTTACCTAATGGTGAAGGTATAGTAGATGTCTTAGTTGCATACTCAGCTTTATTAGTTGTAAATGTATAAGTGCTTGGGTTTAATGTAGCAATGACCTGGGACATATCCAGAATCTGTAAACCACCTGCACCAGGAACCCATGCAGATAGAGCAGAGAGACCTAAATCAACCCATGTAGTTGAAAGCTCAATATCTGTAAATGCTATGTCTGTATATTTGGTAACTCCAGATAGAGTAAATGTGCCTCTCTTAGAATGGAGTCTATCAAACTTAACTAAGACGGAATCTGAATTACTTGTAGTAACAGGAATCTCTTCACCAGGTGTAGAGTATGCAGTATTGTAAGGAGCAATGTTGTCTACTACAAGATCATCAATATTACCAACGAAACAGTTAGCAGCATTACCACCAGTATGCTTACCTGCAACTGCTACCTCATTAACACTGATATCAGAGGTGCTTTGGAAGTTAACAACTAGGTTACCATTAATGAATAACTCATACTGATAAAGACCTAATGATTCTTCTCTCTTCTGGAAGGTTACGTGTACCCATTGTGCACTAGCAAATGCAGTCCAGTTAACAGCAGTAGCAGATGTTGCTGCTTGTACTGAGTTAACATAAATTACTGCTTTCTCATAGTTTGCACTATTCTGATCACCATCTAACTCAACCTGTATGCTATCACCTGCAACAGGAATAACATCAAATAGAATTGGTTTATGGTTTGTAGCATGAGCAGTAGTATTCATGCTCATCCATGTTCTGAAACTCCACTCCTTATCGGTCATTCCGTAAGAAGCAAGTATAACAGGAGAAGGACCACTCAACTTAAGTGATCCAGTACCAAACTTGTAAACTACATCATCGTAAGTAGAATCAGGAATCGATGTAAATGTCATCGTTGCTAGATTCTGCTTAGTAAAGTCGTAATCTAGATCAGTATCATCATTAAATCTATATGCTGCAATTTGGTCAGACTGTTGTCTATCAAGTACTAAGATTGGGTCACCAGAGTTATCTACTGTATGAGTCTTAGCTTTGAAACCAATATTTGCAGTATCATCAATCTTAGTCTCTTTAATTATTGTTCCATCATACTTCATATAATGGATAACTGAGTATCTCTGATTTTGCTCTTCAACTACATCAGTTACAAGTGAATAGTTACCAAATACATCTACGTTAATACCAGCATGTCTAATTGAATCAATGTCTCCACTGATAGTAACTGTCTTCTGCCATTCCCACTGACTGTTGGCAGTTGCAATTGGGAATTTGCTGATTTGTACTTTATCATACTTGGAACTAACGCTGTTATATACATCCCAAACTAAGACGCAATCACCATAATCATCAACAGCGAATTTAGGATTTCTTACATATCCACCTAAAGTTGGGATCTGTCTGATATATTCAATTTCAAGGTTTGCACCGTCAAACCAGAATACACCAAAGATACAATCGTCGTTATCATCATTAACACCAACAAAGAAGAATCTGTCATCAGATATCCACTTGATCTGGTTAATCATCTCTGAATCATCAGCAGATGCAATCTTTCTCTTCTCTACAAGATCACCATCAAGATTACACTGAATGATCCACATATCGTTAGGATCAGGTGAATTACTATCTGTATAACCTGCAAGATAGATACGACCTTCCTGGTCTAATGCTAGAGATGTAACCCAGTCTCTTCTTGTGGTACCACTGATACCAGCAATAGCCTTCTGCCATAGAAGGATACCATCTGGAGCATTAGCATTGTTGAATCCAGACTCATACTTACCTAACCAAATATCAGGATTATACTGAGAGTTATTAGGATCATATGTTTGACCAACGATATAAATGATGTCATTCTCTGCTGAAGCATCGATATGCATCTTAACGAATTCTGCCTTCTTAGTACCTGAGTTAAGAGGTAATAAGTTTCTCTCCCAGACTTTTTGGCCTAGGTCGTCAAATTTGACGATAATTGCTGCTTGGTCACCATCTGTTTCAAGACAACTACCACAGATATATGTGTAACGCTCTTCAGTCGTTACCATATCATGTATACTGACTATACCAGTTGCTTCAAGGTATTCAGTGATCCAATAGCGAGTTTTCTTATATTGCTGAGGATGAGATACTCTAATCTGAGGAGGATTGTCAGCATCATATCCATTACCAGAATTAATGATATTAACCTTATTAATCTGTCCAGTATTCTCAAGCACCAACTGGAGAGAAGCATCTTGACCAGATGCTGTAATTAACTCAAAAGTAGGTGGAATATCTTCGTTATATCCTGTACCTGCTTGAGTTACTGAAATACTCTCAACACCAGTCACAACCTTGACTTTGAAGGTTTTCTGAGTGTTATCAATGACAGGACGTGAGTTTACAATGATTTCATCTTGTTGTCTCAACTCATGCCCTATAGATGTTGTTATAACACCATATGGACGGTCACCAATGATCTCTTTCTGATATCCAATAATATTCTGTCCCTTAACAGATTCGATGATAGCAGAAGCACCAAAACCACCAGTACCTTCATTATCGAAGAATATGGTGTCATCTACCTGATATGACTCACCTGGGTTCTCAATAACAAATCCATCAATCTGAGCATTCTCAAATTGAGTAGTTGTCTCAACTTCGATATCAACTCTAGACTCAGCAGAGACTCTTGGGAAATAGTCATATATTTGTAGAGTTGCCTCTTCAGACATCTCTAGTAATTCTTGTTGCTCATTAGCATCAATCAAACCGTCATTATTACTATCCTGTATTTCAAAGATAATAGGATATCCTTCTATCTCAGTAGTGAAGATATCAGCAGTCTGGTTAGGTTGACGATCAATATCAATATCAACATCAGTATATGGATCTCTATAACGGACAACACCATCAGGGATATTCTCTTGTGTTGCTGCTTGAGAGAAGTTCCAAGCATCGGGAAGTGAGTTAAACTGTGGTCCTAAGATATATGGGAATTCAGAAAGACCTGCATCACTAGCATCTATAGTTACGAAATAAGCATAGGTGCCTCCAGGATACTCAGGAGTCTTACAGAAACGACCATTATACTGATCTAAGTCACCTGATTGGAAATCATAGAAATAGTCATCTACAAATGTGCCAGCAGCATATGTGGCAATAGGAGGACCATCTACACGAGCAGGTTCAGGATTGGTTATCTCATCATATACAACGTTTTCTTTCAGTTTATATGAAGTACGCATCCTTCTGATACCACTATTCTGGTCAGTAGGATCGATATATCCATAAGGACCATATATTGGGTTACCATCAAATGCCCAACCTATAACAGGTGAATGTTGGAAATTAGATGCTAATTCTTGGAATTCCTGTGTAACAGGATTTAAGAATACATTATCACCAACAACATATCTTAATTCTTTAGGATCTGAGAGGTGAGCATATTCACCACCAAATTGGTTGTTATATCCAGTGAATACATAACCTCTTGCATTGTCATATTTTGACTCTAATTCATATTGAAGGTTTTTATTCCACTGATAGACTGTAGGTTCAAATGACGCTAATTGACCCACTGCTTCGAGTCTAACGGTTGTTAAACCTTGTGTATACCCAATACCCTTGTTGGTAATAGTTACACCTAAAACACGTCCTTTGTCTTCTCCAATAGTTCCGATAGTTGCTTGTGCAATAGCACCAAATCCATCACCATTGATGATTACGTTAGGTGCAGTAGTATAGGAATTACCAGAGTTAATAATAGCGATAGAAACGATTCTACCATTCAATACGATTGGTTGTGCTAAAGCATTTTCACCAGAGTTAACCTTGATAGATGGAAGTGAAGTATATCCACTACCGAAGTTTGTAACAGTAACACTCTCAATTGGACCTCTGACACTAGCAGTTGCTTCTGCTCCAGTACCACCTCCACCAGTAATAGAAACTAGGGGTTGTGATGTATATCCAGAACCTGGTTGCTCAACTAGAATACGAGTAACTCTACCACCAGTGATAACTGCTTGTGCAGTAGCACCGATACCACCGCCACCTACGATTGATACTAGAGGTGACTCAGTATATCCACTACCCTGTGATGTAACAGTGAAACTATCAAGACTACCATTTACAACAACTTCTGCTGCTGCATCTATTCCACCACCACCTTCTATCTCTACATTAGGTTTAGCACCAGCGTCATAACCTTCACCTTGGTTAGTTACAGTGATATTGGTTAAAGGACCATACTGGACAAATTCTCTTGACTTATAAGACCAAATAGAAACACCATTAACCCAAGATCCAATAGGAGTACCTGGATCGATTGTTTGACGCTCTGATATGGTTTGGACTTTCCTTGGGAATCTTAATAACTTCCTTTGGTTGCCTGGGATCAATGCTGACCCTGTAAATGGTCCTATCTTGTAGTTTGGTAGTCCAGATGCAGCAACATAAACATAATCATCATTAAAGAAGGAGTTTTGGATATTAGTGGTAAATTCACTAACAACCTTGTTAATAGAGGTTACATTTGACTTACCTCTGTTAAGGTCAACCGATAATAGGATATTACCTGCTGGAATGATCTCAGTTGGAGTATTAATCTGATATGAGAACTCAAACTCATTAATACGTGATGTAACGACAAATGTGCCATTATAGACAACTGGGTTTGCACCATAGATCGTAACTTGGTCAGAAACCAATAATCCGTGTGGATTATCGCAAACTACAGTCGCAGTCTGGTTATTAACACCACCAGGAGTAATACTGCTTACTTGGATAAGTTTTTTAACGTTATACAACCAAGATTGCAATCTAAGCTCTTCAGCAGTAGATCCAAGGTTTGCAACCTTTAATTTGTCTCCACTAAGGTAGTAACTACCAGTATTGTTAAGAACGGTAGTTCCTGCTTCTGCAATACCGAGTACTCTTAGTTTACATTGATTAGATTGACCAAAATTGGTATAAACGTAAATATCGGACTGAATTATAGTACCAGGATCCCAATCTTCGACAACTCCGTTTTTAGACCTAGTACACTCGATAAACTGGTTTAGAGACTTCTCTTTATACTGAACTTCCTCTTCATCGTTGATTCTGATGGTACCATTCCTCTCAGGCCATCCAATAGTGGAGTCAACCGTAATTATTTGCCCAGTAGTCGTTAATGGCTCAACTAGACGAGTTTTATAAGGAATAATGAAGCTACCAGTAAGAGTTTCTTCAGAAATCGCTAATTCATAGATTGTATCAGTACCTTCAATGATTGTGATGACATTTTCGATTAATGCACTCGCAGCAGTAACGCTATTGTCAACATCATCAGCATATTGGTTAATTTGAGCATCTAATAAGTCATTTGGGTCACCTTCAAGCAATTCTGCTCTTAAAATGGTATCTACAACCCAGGTAGCATAAGATGGACTGATAATCTCATCTTTTGGATAATAAAGATCAACTTCTTGCCCAAATAGGATTTTAAAGAGATATTGAGTCGCTAATTTAGTACCTTTTGAAACATAGAAGTCACTAATGTTTTTAATTACCTGAACTGGGTTAACTTGACTAAAATCAATGTCAATAGTCGGTAAATACTGTCTTCTGAACTTATCAAAGACTTCTTTGATGAATAATGAGTCAAGGTTGCAAACGTAAGCACCAGAAAGGTGATTTGACTGCCTTAATGCTGCTTCTCCAGCATATACCTCATTATGGAGGTTATCATATTCAACTGCTCCTGAAACTCCTCTAGAACATCCTAAAAATGCACTAGGAGAGTAATCTTGACCTTTTTCAATGATGTCAAAACCAGTAACTTGGTCAAAACCAACATCTACAGATGCTCTAGCAGATCTTGGATCAGCAATGTAGATTTTAGGTGGAAATTCAGCTGAATAACCACTACCAAAGTTGGTAATGTTGATATCAGTGATTTCACCGTTGAAAATGGTGGCAGCAGCAGTAGCACCAGTACCACCTATGAGTTCTCCGTATCCATCCTTCCTATCATCAACAATATAGACAGATGGAGCATCAGTGTAACCACTTCCACCTGTTAACATCTCAATATTAGTAACAGACCCAGATGCAACTGTTACATCAAGGACTTGAGCACCAATTGGATCAATTATCTTTACTCTTGGTGGAGTTACATAACCCCTACCTCTATTAACTACCTGTACTTCGTATACTTGACCATCTTGGTTGATTTTTGATAATGCCTGAGCATTGATACCACCAGCAGGTGCCTCATCGATGTATACAATAGGAGGATTGCTATATCCACTACCCATTGTAAGTACTTCAATGGATCCTATGTTAACACGACCTTCTCCATCAATAGTAGGAGCACCAATAGTCGCACCAGCAGGGTTTTTGAAGGATATTGCAGGAATGAAGTTATATCCACTACCACTATTCTCAATAGTGAGTGAATCAACCATTCCAGTCTCATCATTAACTGTTAGGGACAGTTGTGCAATAGTACCATTAGGATCATCAGGAGCAACCACCACTGGGATAGGTGGGTTATATGAACTATAACCTTGACCACCGTCAAGAAGGTTAATATCCTTAATACCACCAATTAATGACTTAGCAGTTGCAGTATTACCACTCTCATGACTTATAGTAACCTTTGGATTGAAGTCAAGACGATACTTACTACCACCTTCCTTAGCAATTAGTGATTGTATCTGACCTAGATCATCAACCTTAGCAATTGCCTTGGCTCCAGACCCATAAGCAGGAGCAACATATTCAACAGTCCTAATATGAATAAGGTCTGCAGCTCCGATGGGATTTTTAAAGACAACCTTGTCTTGGAAGACAGTAAAGTCTTCATATGGAACTTGTAACCTACCATTCTTGTTAATTATTAATCCAATTTCGGAAGTTGGAGTATATGAGACTCCATCAATCCTTAGAGGGTATATTTTTGTATTCTGCCACTCTTGCCAAGGTATATTATCTGCAACCTTGATTGTTTGATCAGCATAACCGACCAAATATGTAACTCTAGTAAATTCTGAATCGTCTCCACCACTTCTATCACGTGGTGCTTCATTAAAGACAAGATTTAGACCATCAATGGTATAATCAGTGCCAGGCACTAACATATCATTGTATGTAATAACAATTAGGTGCTCTGCACTAGGAGGTGCTACAGGAGTACCTAAGAAACTCAATGGAAAGACTTTTTCAACACCATCGAACAGCGTAAAGGGGTTTTCTAGCTGTTGCTTCTTCTTATTAAACTGTGGGAATGATACACCTGGTGTAATGATGACATCAGGACCACGAGTCACGTCCTCGTAGTAGATGACTTCATTATCGATCATTATAGATCCATTTTGAGCCTGGAATCCATCAATAGACTCAATTTCGATCTTAGTATCGTCTACACCAATATCCTTAAGCAGTTTCGTCTCACTCGCTAGCTGTTCCGAGGTATAATTATCCAGATCAAGATACCTCATCAAATTGTTGAGGATATCGTAAGGTCTACCAGTCTTTTCCTGAGATTTATAGTATTCAAACAGGAAATTGACTAATTGTCGGTCTTCTTGCCGAATAAAATCAGGTAACTGACTCTCGACCCTATCAGAGACGTTGATATTCTTTGTTATCGGTGACATCTATTTAGAAACAGGATTCGCTTACTGGATACGTGAATGTATCTGTTGGATAATCAATGATATTTATACCCCCTAAGTCACCGAAATTATAACCATTGAAATTGTTAGGATCAAAGGCTGGGATTGCGGTGTCATTGATTGTGTAGTCAATTGGATTGACTGTTGGGTTAAAGACGGTAGGATCATCGCCAGGTGGAATCAATATTGATCCACCAGCAGGTAATACTTGGATTGGAAGTCTCTCAGTGTTATCTGGAGTGCCTTGTATTGCTATTGGACCAACACAGACTTGTCCAGTTGAATAATCAACACTTCCTACGGAAGGATTTAAGACTAATTCAGTTTCATCCCTTACTGTCACTAGAATTAGGTTACCTGTACCGTCATCTCTTATATTTACAGGTACTAATACTTCATTTGTGACATTTGTTGATAAACCAGTAGATGTTACACCAGCAGCAGTTGATCCATCACTCAAAGTGAGGTTAACTAGGTCTTCTGTGTAACCAGTGGCATAAAATGTACCAGATTTGGCAACTGAGAAGGATGGTTTACAGGAAACACCTGTATTATCACCAGTACCTCCATCTGGATTGCCAGAATATTTGCTAGGATCGTAAAGTGGGTTACCAAAGTCAAGACACTGGGTAAACACGTTACCAAAAGTGAATTTATCAAGGTTTTTACCCAAGGTCATCTGTGTTACGTTACCAGATATGGCAGTATCACTGTTATCGACCATCGATCCAAATTTTGATCCGTCCAGACGACCACCGAATCTATTGTTCTGACCATTTTTGTTAAATTGGTCAATTGCTTGTAGGATCTTGGTGCCAAGTTGTGCTCCAGTAAGTTGTGTATCGTTTCCGTTGTAATAAACGTAAGATTTTGGAATAATGTAGAAACTTGTTGGGTCAATAATGACTGGTTCGACAGAAGCAACGGAAAATCTCTTTAAATCGTTTTTAATTTTCTGTTTTGTAGTCGCATTTAGCTTATTTCCCGTTTTTGGTCTAATAGCAACGTAGACTTTTCCATAAACAGGTGGATTTAGCTTCTCTCCACCGTATGCAGTAACAGATGCTGCTTGAGGATAGATCTCTGAGACGATATGCTCATAATCTGTCTCTGTAACTGCCCTATTTTGGGTTGCATACGCTCTAGGTGCTCTAAACTTGACTGATAGACCAGTTTCACGGTCTTCACCGTCCTGAGCAGCGTCTTTTGTCTCGACAAGCATAGCAGCAGGAGGTATTACCCTTCCATCAGAGTCAACTATGTTGCCAATGTAGTCAAAATTCTTACATCCGTTAGCTTCAACACCATCGGTACTAACATAAGTGATAGTAATGTATTCACCATCGACTAATTTACGTCCAATAGACCCATCTCCGAAGACTAAACGGTATCTAAGGTCATCTGTCTCTTCCAAATAGTAAATTCTGCTTGTAGCATCAGCAGCAGTTACATTCATAGCAAGATTATAGGTGTCAGTTTCAGAAGATTGAGCATTTGGAGAGATGTCAACCACCAAAAGACTCGTATCTACGTTTTCACCAGGTATTACGAAGTCTTGACGCTTCGTATAATCAACTGTATAGTTAAAAGTTAGTAAATTTCCCTGATAAACAAGGACATTATCAAAAGTTGCTATTCCAGTGCTGCTATCTACAGGTACTTGGATGTCCTGAGTCAATGTAAAGGTGAAATTATCGTTATCATTGTTAGCAACAAAGACATCACCCTTCTTTAAGGTAGCAAATTCTGGATATGTAGTGCCATTTAGACCAATTGTAGTCTGTGCACCGATTCTGAGACATGCTCTAGGTGCTTTTATAGACCTAGGAGTGTAATTTAACTGCTTTGCGATCCTTACAATGTTATCTCTGACCGTTGCAGTCTCTAAAAACGCCTCATTTAACGCCATATTAGCGTTAAAAGCAGTATAATATGTGTTATATGCCAGAATATCGATCAAATATGACGATGAGGATCCTTCAAAATCGTAATCAGTAAACTCTTTTCTAGTTCTGAGGTACGATTTAATAGATTCTTTGATCTCAAAGAAGTCTAACGACGTTAATTGTGAAGGAATTGCTGACATTTTATGCTCTCTCTAGGAGAAAATCGACTGACTGTTGGACTTCCTGTCCTACTATTGTATAATCTATAGCAACTTGAATAGAATTAATCTCTGAATCGTCTCTTAAATCTATTCTAGTTACCTCTATACGAGGTTCAAGTCTTGACAGACAGTTATAAATTTCACCTTTCATAGAATCTATAGAAAATGGATCCCATGGTTCAAATAAAAGTGCCCTTAAACGAGATCCTATCTCATCTTGGAAAGGTCTTTCGCCATACATGGTAAGAATTAAGTTACGTACAGACTGTTTAATAGCGTTTTCATTTTTAACCACGCCAAAATCGCCAGTAGAGGGGTTGGAATTAAACGAAATCGCTAAATCCTTGAATCCTCGACTGACGTACTTCTCAGATCTGAATCTGTAGCTTGCCATTCTAGTTCTAATTTGAGATATTTATCTCAATAAACCCTATTATCTTTTATTTATAGGGTTTCCCGACTATTTTCCTTGACCCTTATACTTTTTCTTCGCTCCGTTACGAGCTGTAGCAGCTAATTTAGTATTTTTTGAGTTTCCTTGCCTAGTTTTCTTCGGTTGAGGTGTTACATATCCACCTGTTGTGCCGTAAAGTGCCATTTTCAGTTAATAAACTACTAAGATGATAGCACAGTTGCATGCCCCCACGCAACTACTGATGAACAAGGGTAACTAAACCCTGGTACACCGACTCCTAGAGGATCTAAAATCCTCGCTATCGGTAATTTTAAAGCAAAGACGGTCAAAGTCGTCGCCATAACAATTCTTATATGCCCAATACCTCCAGAATCCTCAATTGTAAGGGTGCTACAAGGGATTGGAGTGGGCGTTGGGCACATCGCCTTACCACAAGGACATATGTACACAATTATATTAGTACATGCTGCTATATGTGGGGTAAAAGTATCCCCCAAAAGCATGATGGGTATTCGATTTACAAGCACAGTTGCCCTTAAAGGGGTCACTGGGAAGATCGGAATCATCGGTGTGGGTGGCCACCAGCATGTAAATTCCTTAATTACGATGGAATAAGGGATTGGAGGACTACCACAGGACTGTACAGAGTGAATTGTGGACGGTAAACACAGTCCATGACCACTACAAGGTAGTCCATTTAGAGATGCAACTGGTTTTAGAAACCCAAATGCCATTATTGAATACCCCTTTCCTTCTCATTTATCTCGGTTCCAGCAGTCCAAGACTGATCTTGACTACATTCATCGAAATATGGGTTACCATAATTGTCTATTGCTCTATCTAGTGCCATAATTCCACCTGTCAGATAGTTTCTGACGGTCATCACACCATTGTAAGCACCCATATGCATCACTTTACCATTCTTTGTAATACGCATTCTCTTAGGATTTATAGCAATAGATGAATCCATACACTTATCAAGTGCTAAACAAGGGTTATTATGCAACTCAGTAGTGTTACAATAGGTATTACCTGCTAAGGGATTCCCCGCATTATCATACCCGCAATAGACTTGCAAAGGTCCATCACTGGCAGTCACACCTCGCACGAAGGTGTCCCAACACTCATTCGGGGGTACCCCATTGGTACAACTAGCAACTGTTAAAGCAGTGTAGTCAACGGAGTGAGGTGTACCTGCTGGGTCATTTGCCGTAGGGTGTCCCAACCATGTCTGCACTGCCTGACTACTTGTGATATTATCACCAGCCCACATTTGAAGTTGTTCCAATTCTGTATAGTTAGATCTATTATAATCGTAGGTATTCTCATCCTGTCCAACAGGCACGAATATAATATCTGAACTATTATTAGGATCACGGTAACATCTGCCTGGTATAGATCCACGTCGGCAATTCCACATCCTCTTACCAGCATTACCTGGTGCTTCTCTCTTCTGTTGTAGGAAGGGCACTGGCATCTCTTCTAGGAAGTCCATAAATGCATCACCTTGACTACCAATAGTCTTTCCTTCAATTTCCATTGATACTCTAAAGGTTGCTTCCTTCTGCTGCGACGCACAATACTTGAATGGTAACCATCCAAATGCTTTCTGATCCTCAGAGTCTTCTTTAAAGTCCTCCTTTACATTACCAACGTCAAGGTATGCACACGGCATATCAAACCAACGCTGTATATTGTATAGTCTAGGTTGTGCTACCTCAATACACTTATCCTTACCAAAAGGACCGTATAGGTGCGACATATTATCACCGTAATCATCTGTCTTACGAGCAGCAGCATATGCATACGGCATAACCTCCTTCTCAAACTCTGCTATACCAGGTGATAATGATCCTACTAACTCAAACGCACCCTCATCAGGTATAGCATCACTAATAGATCCCTGAGCATTAATATCAATACACTGTGCGGGTAAATTGAAACATAGTTTAGTTACGTCATCATCTACACCGTCATTCGCTGCACGGATGTAACTATCAGGTACTTCTACGTACACATTTTGCGGAGCATTGACACCCTTCTGTGGGAGACCCATAGATGATTCAATGTATCCCATCGTTTCTGTATCGAAATTAGAGGAGATAGGTTGAATATCTGAATCTTCAAATTCATGATCCCACGCTTCTGCCATTTGACTGTGTGTCTTATTAATAGACTCACCATTCGCTTCAGGAGAGTTATACTTGATGTGCTCAGGCTCTACAATCTTAATAGTGGGTATGTTTGCTTGGTTATACCCTGCACCACCGTCTATAACACGGATAGTCTTAATCACACCATACGCATCTATCTCTGCGATCTCTACCTTTGCCTGACGCAACTCAAACCTTTCTTTATTCTTATCTTGCGGTTGTTTAATAATACCACTGTGTGCACCATATGCTTTAACCGCAGTCCTAAGATCCTTACGGGTCATAGATGAAGATACGGGAGTACCTAATGACTCTTGCCAATTATCGGAGCTATTAATACTATCCTCCATCGCTTTAGCAGTGTCAGTAGCGGAGTAGTTATCCAACTCACGAGGATTCATAACGTGTATCTCAGGATTAACGTACCCTCTTCCTCCATTAATCACTACTACAGCGATTACTTGTCCTAGGTCATCTATTACTGCCTCCAACTCTGCCTCATCTAGTGTGCGATGTGGTATTAGTGCTTTAGGGTTAACCTGCACTTTCCAATAGGAGATCTTCTTAGGGAATTCATATACACCACAGAATGCTGCCTTATTAGGAATACCATATCCTGAGAGTACCTCTGCTACACCACCATCAGAAGAAGTGTGCAGCGACTGGTATACAAACGGAGATGGATCTACAGTCCTATTAATATTCTTTACTCTAGTCTCTAGAGTGTATGTACCTGGACCAAGTGTCATAGGGAATATCTCAGTACCCATTCCACTAGCGTAAGTAATCTCTCTATCTACAAGGATATTGCTACTAGAATCCGTGATCTTCATGTAACCGTAGTTATCAGACTCTATTGCTAGAGAATAGTCACCAGCAGTAGGGATAGTGAATGTCGCAGTATGCACTTGCCATACACCAATAAGAGGATCAACTACGTCATCTGCGGGTATTGAGGGGTATATACCATATGACTTCATGTGCTGTGACCACGGCACTGAGGGATTGTTAGGGACTACAGGACCAGCCCACGCACCTTTTTCAGTAAGTGAGTTAGTTATCTCCGCACTATTACTATCAGTCAACCGCCAAGCTACGCAAGCAGGGTTAACATACCACTTATTATCATTGGTATTATCCCATGTTAACTCCATTACTCCGCACTTCAGCTCATCACCGAAATAGTATACGGATACTATATCCCAACCATTGATCTTATCTCCTCTATTAAAATCACCAGTACGTGTCTGATAGCGGAATAGTACAGTAGTTGCCTCAGTATCTACACACCAGAATGATTCATTAACACCTACACTACTCTCATCATGTAGACTTATCTTAGTCTTAGTAGTCTCCCATGAGTCTTCTTGTATCTCATAGAAATGAGAGTGATACGTCCATACTGGAGCACACTGAGGACATCCTTCAGGGTCAGTAGTATTAGGACAGCATTGTGCATTACTAAGGATATACTGAGTAGAGAATATAGGACCATTCCAAGGGAATGAAGTGTCATAAAGGTAAAAATAGAACTGAGACTCATATGAGTCCTCAAACCCAAGAAAGCGTGGTACAGACCCCTTTACGGCACCACTCAGACCGTAACTCCACTCAAAGAAGGCATCATTAGATAATGCTTCTACATTGTCTGGATTACCCCAACCATTAATTGATGGTGGACCTTCAACATTATTACCTTGAGCATCACGCATCTGTCGATACATGAACTCAGTCCATGCACCCATACCATTTACAATGCCATTCCAAGTTGCTTGACTACCAAAAGAATAGTCATACCATCCACTCTTATTAAGACATTGCCCAGTAGGACCAATCTTACCAATATCTCGTATAAGATCAGTAGGTGCATCCAGTGCTCTTGTTTTAAATGCCCACCCTATAATACCAACATATGAATATTCTCTCTTACCAGGATCAGCAGGAGGTATAGGACTATTGTCTGCTAGGTTAACTTCACTTGCTGGATCCGTAGTATAGAAATGATCTGGATCGGGGTGTAAGTACTCATAGATTGCTACAGGGGTCTCTGTGCCTGTGCACATCGCCAATGCGTCTGCTTCTGTGGTATAAACGTATCCTAGGGTATCTACTTCTTTATATTTGTTTCTTCCACAACCTACCCCATTTAATCCAGTAGGGACATTAGTACCAGCACATAATTGTGTATCGTCAGGCCAATAGGAATAGTATGCTTTCAATGGCACTGTATTAGGTGCCTGACTTGTCATAACGTAGAACACAGGTTTACCTGACCTAGGCTCAGGGTTATATGCCCTTGCTGCCCTAGACCAGGATTCATTCTCACACCCCATGTCTCTTTTGGTTATTCTCTCGGTGCGAGTATATTTGTGATCGTCTTTACTTCCTCTATAGAAGCGATATATTGGTTGTCTCTCGTTTCCGCTATTACTTACATTAGTAGGATCATCATCACCGATATAGTGTACAATATCCTTACCCATGGGCATGGTACCAGGTCCACCACCCTCAAAAGTTATGTTATAGTCTTGTCCTGACCCTACACCAGGGTAATCGCCATGGGTATCATAATTACCTGACTGAGGACGCTTAAAGGTACGATTGAAGTCTCCACCCTTAATTGGGTTAGGAAATGACCTCCCTGTCTCCTGTATATAAGCCGCCATCTAATTTATCAATACGGTCCTGAATAGTATTTAGACGCTCATTCAGACTTAATGACGTTTCTAGGCGATCCTCAAGGTGATCTAGACGGTCAAATAGGTTGTCAAACAATTGTAGTAGATTAGAGTAATCAGCGTCGCCTGGAATTTTATACTTAATCATATCAGGACCAGGAGGAGGAATTTTTTGCATTGCCTCTTCTATCTTATTACAACGCTCATTTAGATTCTTTATTGCTTCACTGAGGTTTTTGAATGCCCACGCCAAAAATTCTCCATCACTCTCAAACTTCGGCATTGAAGGGGTTACAGTTTCACTCAAACCATGTACAAATTGATTCGCCATTTTTTCAACGCTAATTTTTTATTAAATTAATGATGTTACAAATAACCAATATGGTTAACATAATCTGATTATACCTCATTCTTCCACCTTATGCAATAAGACTGATCCGTCAATATCTTCTTCATACTCTAACTCTGTGCCTATATCCCATCCACATTCTCTCATGACATCATCAGGGATGTGTATATAATTCTCCCCATAATCATCTTCTTCTATTCGTAGTGTGAATCGTTTCATATCATAAAGTATTTGCATATCTGACTTATGTAGTGTTTTCCCGAATTACGCCTACACAACTGTGCTGATACAAATACGATCCCTTGTGAAGTAAGTCTACTATATTGGATGGTTGTTGCCATACCTGATGAAGTAAGAATCCATCACCTAGATAAATCCCACCGTGGTTGGGGGCACGGTCTGCCATCTTCGTGGAGTAACCTCCTCCCAGACTGTCTGTGTAAATCTTATAGAGTAGGAGATCATTCTTCTTTATTATGCTAAAATCGAGTGGCTCTCCCCACTGTGGTTTAGTTATCCACAGACCATCCTCTTCTGCTACTGCCTCGTCTTTGAAACTTGTATATAACCCTGCGAATGACTTCAACTCCCTCCCCATCTCTTGCTTCACGTACAGTTGAATGACCTCGTAGCACCCTGGATACCTTCTACCAGGCCATGGGCGACCTACGAGGTCTTTATATCTCTCCTCTAAGTCTTTCTTCTTCTGCTGTCGCTCGTTTAACATGAAATCCTACTGGGGAATTTTTTTATACTCAAAATTTTTTTCAATCGATGGTATACTTTTATAGCTTATCGATCTGGACTTTTTTAATTACGCAACCCACACTAACACAAACACACAGAAATTAACTGTTTTAAGTGTTAATAACTGTGTGTGTGCTATGTAATACTATCTATCTGTTAATTCCACCTCATAACATAACCCTTCCAGGATGAAATAATCACATAATTGTTGATACTGAGTCAACTCATTATGTAGGTCACAATCTATTAAGAACTGTGCCATCTCTATTTGTAAATCAGTGGGTAAATTACCCGTGTCGTATGCATCTAATAGTAGTTGCAATTTGGTTGGAATTGTTGTCATTAATTGGATGAGTAATTGGTTGCGTCGAGTAATGCTAACTTTTCAGATTTAAAAGGTCCATATTTACTACAACCCTCATAATTATATGCCCAAAAGTATCTCCTACCCTTTTCCCATAGTTTAACATCTACAGGGGGATTTGTTGCAATTGTTGTTACTTTAGACATGGCAATTAAAGGCAAAAGTGAGCAGAATTGGGGTGGTCATTTGTGGGCAATTGTTCATCATTAGAGGCATAATCATCCTCGAATAACATATCATCTACCCAGTCAGATTGCAATGGGTTGTAGTTAGTTTCGTCCACCGTAATTGTCCTCCGTGTGTGAATCAAACTGTGTGCGGGGTTTGTTATACTTTTCCACATAATCTGTGGAATCGTTAACATTTTCTCTCTTGTACTTTGTCCTTGATTGTTTACGCTTTTCCCTCAAACTTTTTGCCCTATGTGATGAATAGGGGTCATTACGTTTGTAAGTACGTCCCATTGGAATTTCGCTGACAATGTTATTATATAGCAGAAATACTGTCATGTCAAGGTGTTAGCGAGGATTGACATATTTCTCCATAGTTGTTGACAAAAAAATCTCGCTATGTTACGCTCT